TAAATTCCATTTCTTATAATCAAACTTAATTGTGGGATCATCATGATTAGTCATTAGTAATTCTACCTTTATACAATTAGAATCATTTGCATGATTAATAAATCCACCGAGAGGTGTTCTAATAATTTTTTCTCCTATCTTTATATGACTCATCCCTAAATTTGTAGCTTTAGGTATTGCTTCGTTAGTAAACAAACCTAACCCATTAACTTTTGAAGTTTTAATAGTTAAGAAATTAGGTAATGGTTTATACATTTTGTTTAAAATCTTCCAGCGTCCATGCAGGATGCTTTTTTAAAGTTTGAACTATCCACCTATATGACATAGGTTGTAAAACTAAAGTTCTACCCTGCCATTGATAGCTTGGATTTTTAATTAAGACCGAAAACTTCTCAGGTGTTATCGTCTGATGTTGATCTTTCTTAACTATATCTTTTACCCAAGCTAACAGAATTGCTTTTGCTTTATGGCGGATTTTTCTCATTTGTTTAGGATTCATTATATTGTTTCAATAATTTTTTTAACATCACCCTCAAGTTTTTTACCTATTCCATTACAGTGTCCAATAATAGCAGCACAAAGATTTGCATGATAAGTGTAACCCTTAAGTGCATCCCTTAATTTTGCTACAGGTTTTCCGCCATAGTCTATTACAATCTTGCTGTCACTACTAAGCCCTACTTTTAATTCAAACAAGATACCAGCAAATTTTTTTATATCTTTTTTTTGATTATTTTTTTCCACCATTCTGATCTCCCTTTTGTGCCTTCACAAAATCTGCAGCAATTCTAGGATCTAATGGGCTTAAACTTGCAAGGCTATTCATAAGTTTAACTACTTCACCATACGGTCTAGTCATTAGGTATTTCATAATCCCCATTAACTGTTCAGAATTTATTAAGTAAGTTCTTGGGGTAGGTTTTCTTGGTTCTTCTGTCTTTGTTGTTTCTTTCTCTGCCATTTGTTCCTCCTTTTTTAAAATGGTATATCATCGAAATGTTTATTCAATGTTTTTAAATTTTCTTCAGAACAAGATATAATCTGAATTAATTTATCTAGTTCTGTTAAAAACTGGGGATGTTCCCCAATAGCAACTGGATTATTAAAATATACCAATGCTGTTGCTCTCGCACTAGATATCTCTGATTCATATTTCTTTCGAAGTGCATCAATTAATTGATCTCGCATTACTGTACACCTCTAAATTGATAGTACTTATCTTCTATTAAATCAGCATTTAGAAGATAAGGATTATTACAATCAGATTTATTAAACTCTTCTCTTGCATCTCTAATTGTTTGATTCACTGTACGACCAGCTTGAAGACACCCACATACAAAGTCCTCAACCTCTATTAATGCTTGTTTTACTGCTCCCACGTTCTGCCTCCTGTATTTCTTTGTTTAATTTATTTACTTCATCTTGCATATGAATCATAACTTCTTGTAAAGCTAGTATTCTACCAAGTTTCTCCATTGTTTCACCGTGACTCATTTGACCTCCTTTATTAGTCTGTTTAGATACCATTGTGCTTTTTGTAAATCTTCTAAAGGTTCTCCTTTAAATTTATATCTCGAAACATATTTTAAAACGTTCCCCTTTAGATACCCATGATACTCATCATCTGTCATACAATCTTGTATAACATCTATAGTTTCTTTCTTACCATATCTATAATGCGATGGTGAGTTAACCTTATCTTCTTCCATACTTCCTCCTAATAGAGTTGTATTGAATTGTTTCAAGATCATATTCTCCGTTCTTAACATTTCTTTTGACAATCAATCCACTCCACCACATACGTTGAGTAGCCCTAGCATAATCTTCTTTATGATGTAGGTAGCAGCCAGTAGATAATCCTATTACCTTTTTACCTGTTGGAGTTGTACACATAGAGTAATCAAATATATGTATATGACCTACAGTAGAGGATACCTTATTCTTTAATAAGAGAGAACGAGCAATATTGTCCCCACTAATAGGCTTACCCATAACACCGTTAGGAAAATTGTGGCAGTAATGGACACCATCGACCACCACAGGTTCTTGGTATGGATAAACTTCCCAACCATATTTTTCAAATTGAAAATCATTAGTACTAATTGTGCCATCAAGTTCTGGTGTTTCATCTACTATCCTATCTATCCTATCTTCGTGATTACCAAGTAGCATGATTTTTCTTGGTCGTCTTCCATTGAGACCTTTGTTAAATTTTTCTAATGCATCATGAGCATGATCAATATCTTTTTTATATCTTCTACCTTCAAAAGATTTCTTACCTTTGTCGTAGCTAGATAACGAATCCATACTTGCAAAGTCTCCCATGCAAATAATTGTATTCGGTTTTAGATCTCGGGCAAATTTTCCTGCCCATAAAAATCTCTCATTAGTTGCCTTGGGGGTACAATGAGGATCCCCTATTACTAAGTGTGTTGCCATTAGTTTAGTTCCTTATCTCGTTTCTTTTTTAAGAATTCCAAAAAATCTATGACATTAGAACTATCTTCAAAGTCTGCAACAGAATTTATAGATAAGTCCGATTTATCTCTAGTTTTTTTGTCATCTGAGAATCCCCTTAATCCCCACAGAAACGTTGAATGAGGGTCAGTGGTTGCCATTTTAATCATACCTCTTGCAATAGTAGAGCATAACTCATACTCCTCTGTTGTCATTTCAATTTTACTATCTAGTGATATACCACAAGTAAAACCTTTTTCCCAAGGTGTAACTAAAACTTTTATTGCCTTAAGCAAATTTATCGTATCATCTTTTTTTGTCATACATAATTAAAATATTTTTTATCATACGGGACAACTTCCCATTCAATACTCTTTTTAAACTTATTTCTTTTTGCATAGTCTTTTGCTTCTTCTTCTGATTCCCAAATCTCATTTGTAAATACGGTCCAAATATCATTTCGTTTTATAATTATACAATACATTTTCGGTAAAGGTGAAGATTAGACCCCTCAAACTGATCCCCACCCAGTTATGCAGATTCATCCTCCTGTTTAGGATTATTAACCTGAGTATACCAAACCCATTTCGGGTTCTTACCTTTGGATTGTTGTTGTGGTAACAACTGCAATCCGCTTCCCCAACAAGGAAGTTTATATGGGCAAAACGAACACGCTATACCCAAAACTTTATTACCAGTAGGCTTACTTCTAAAAGTTTCATCCACCTCTTTAAAACATTTTTTAAATTCTTCTTTATTTTTAAGTGCTTTGTAGTTAGTTTCTGCAGTGGATATTGCCTTAGTTTTATGTTCGTTATCCACAATGGGAGTTTCACATACTGTCCATTCCCCAGTAGATTTATTAATAACTATCCAGCCACCAAATTTCTTTTTAACACTTTCCCCATACAAGAATCCTTGTGAGGCATATCCAAATATATCTTCCCTAACAACTTCATCAAAGCCACCTGCTTCACCAAACTTTTTATCAAACGAATAAGGTGAGGCACTCTTAACATCCCATATCTTATTATCAATTTCAACATCAAGTTGTCCGTTAATTTCATTATCATTAAATTTATATGATACTTTTTGTTGTTCATTTTTTATTTCTATTCCTGAGGATTTCATTACAAATATTGCTAATGCCTCAATTAAATCTCCAAATGTATTCCTTATCTTAACATTATAAGGTTGTCCCTCGCCTTTAATACCCTTTGACTCCATTTGTAGTTGGCATAAGGGTCTTCCAATACTCGATATTCTAGCTTTAAATCCCTCTGTTCGCTTCTCTGAAAACTGTTTTCTTAGGGCAGCTTTACAGGCTTCCCCAAATTCATCCACTAGTTTATCAGAGATAGCGACAGGACTATCTGACACTTTGCTTAAGTACGTTTGTACTTTGTGTAAGATATTATTCATTATGCTGACAGTACATCTTCAGGTGCTGAGGTACTTACTTCCTCAACCACATCTTTTATATCTTTATCAGATACTTTAGGTGCCTGAGCCTTAGCATTATTGTATGCATCAATAACTTCTTTGTTTTCTGCATCAATAGATTGTTGAAATACTGCTATGGTTTCCATATCAGCTTGAGACATTTCAATATTAGCGTCAGCATTGACAACTATTTCAGGAGTATAATATACATTACCACCCTTCTTTTGTCTCTTTGTATCCAAAGTAAATGTTGTATTAAACATTAACTTCTTACGTTTCTTTAACTGCTCTAACGCTGCTGTCACTGGTGCAAATGCTGTTCCAGTTACTCTGTATAATACAGGTAAATTTTCAACAGTATGCTCCTTGCCAGTAGGTGTTACTCCATCCTTAAAAGATAGAAGACCATAAACTAATTTATAACATCTAATAGTTCTTTGTCTTTCTAACTCCTCAGGTACTAAAGAACTTCTTTCTCTAAATGGAATTTTTCCACATTTAGTACCACCTAATATATCAATTGCTTCTTCTTTCCAGCTTTTAAATATAATTGATCTGTTTACATACTCACCTTTTTCAGCATCATAATGCATGTATTGCATTGCACTGATAAATGGTCTAAACGTAATAGGTTTGGCAAAAACATTGCGACCTATACTTGGATCATATACAAAAAATTGACCGACAGGCAATTGATTGCCATCGTCATCTTCTGGTGAACGATTGATTCCTAATCTTGGAATATTTGTTCTAGTATTAGAACCATCGTCCTGCCCAATGGCTTGCATTATTTGCTCATCGGACATTCCTTTTATGTTTGTTAGTTCATTTTTCATTTTGAACCCTCCTTATTGTTGTTTTCCTTATACCACATTTTTTAATAATTGTCAAGTAAAAAGTAAGACAAATAAAATAAAAATAACTATAGCTAGTATACTAAATCTTAGTATCTGCGACAAAATTACTACTATATTTAACATATTTTAGTCTTTCCACTAACCAATTCATATGATAAGTTATCCATTGTGGCAAACCACATTAAATAACTCTGCAGTTCTTCATTTTTATTTATAAGTAATTTTTTAGGTGTACCTATAAAATCTTTCTTAAGTTGTTGAAGTTTATCATAAGCAATCTCTTGCTCATCCTTACCCCATTCTTCCCAGTGTTCTGGGTCAAGTGTTGCTACTTCCATTTTACTCCTTAGTTTTTATATATTTCATGATGAACGTCTTTTTCTTTTTTTGCTATAGCTACATCATCTAGTTTTTCAACTAATGACATTGCTTGTTCATCATTATCTAACACAGCTTCAATAGTAATTGATGGATCTATATTAGAATATTCTTTTACTCTTATTACAAGTACTCTTTTTTTCATTTTTCCTCCTTCATTTCTAACCAATTATATCCTATCTTGACCTCTGTGTCAAGGGGAACATTAAAATTAATTCCATAATACTCTTTCAATGCAGGTATTACAGAACCCGTACCCTGTCTAAATATCTTACTCATTACGGATTCTTCACCAGGGTAAACATCAGCTATAATTGAATCGTGTACTGTGTTTATAAGTAAACTCTTTACCTTTTGTTCTTTCATTAACTTATATATTTTTATACAAGCTAAAGGCACAATGTCTGCTGTAGCAAAACCTTGCACAGGATAATTTTTTATTTGTGTACTATAACTAGATCCACCCCAAGGCATTCGTTCTGCGTATGGAAATGAATATTCCCTACCTGTAGGTAGCTTAACTCTTTTAAATCGTATAGCTTCAGTCTGCAATTCCTCATGCCACTTAGCAATATCCTTATACTTTTCAGAAAATTTTCTATAATATCTTTTTTCTTCATCTGTCCCTGTCGTACCACCATACAAAGGTTTAAAGGTATGTGCCTTAGCGTCTTGTCTAGACACTCCAATAATATCAGCAGTGTATTGGTGTACATCTATTTTATTTTTTATATCTGTCATACCCTGTTTATCCTGTGCTAAGAATACAGCAGTTCTAAATTCTAATTGTGCAAAGTCTACCTCAAGTATACTCCCTTTATCAAATCTAGATGTAACAACTTTACGAATAGGAAAAGTTTTACCCCTAGGTTGATTTTGAAAATTTGGATCTCGGCTTGAGAGTCTACCTGTCGATGTAACAGCTTGCATAAATTTAGGATGTAGT